CTTTTTGGAGAGCGGGTGTAATTTCGGCCAATTTTCCCCGCCTGATTTTATAAATTGCTTGGTTTCTTTCGCTGCGTAAAATCCGACGGATTTCAGGGCGCTGGTCCGGGCTCTGGTAAATTTGCCGGGGAGCTGCAAAAAGTCCCTGGTTTTTTGGTCCAGGCCCTTTAGTTTTACTTCGTATTTACTCATGCAACACAGCGCCGAGGCTCCAGGTGTAGTCGTCCCCGTTTAGGATCGCCTGTATGACCCAGGTGTCGGTTCCTATCGTGACCGTGTCCTGTTGTTTCGGGCTGGCAATGTCTGAAACCTGCAGGCGGATGATTCCGGTCCGGGCCCTGGTGGTTTGCCAATCCCGGTCCTCGATGGTCGCTTCCAGCTCCAGGATGGCTGTTATTGCGCTTGCGGCGCTTCCATCCTGGGGCGTGTAAGTGGCATCGTCTGCGAATTCATCGGTATTAAAAAATGCCGGTAGATCCGCCGTCATCTGCGTTTTTAACGTCATTAGCTGGTGTGGGCGACTTTAAAAGTTAAAAGGACCGTTATGTCGTCAATCGTGGGCGTTGTCCCGCCTATCGTCAAAACGGCTTCTATGACCGAGTTGTCTGCAATCGTCCCGGCTGAAACTGTCCCGACCACGGGCGTGGCGTCCGCCACAATTGCTATGGCTGCCGAGAGCGTTGTGGTCCCGTCGTCTTCAATATCGATCGTGTAGGTTTCGTTTGCGTCGGTTGTGTCGATATCCCTGGCTCCGGCTGAAACTTCAACCAGCGTGGCTGCGAAGGGCATCTGGAAGACTTTTATCGGGTTGACCGTGGCTGTTTCCTGTCCATCGTGGTTTATGGCCACGGTAAAATACGAATTCCCCGCTGCCAGCTTGGAATTGGCTATGGCGGCTGCGGCCTTAATGTCGGCGTTGACGATATTGGTTATCGTGTTGTTGTCGCTGTCGATAGATTTGTTGGTCAGGGTTTGGGTCGCTGCTATCCCGGCGGCTTCGTCGTTTGCGCTTAAAGTCGGGAAAGATAGGTAGTAGGTGCTCTCGGCTCCGGCGCTGAATCCATACCAATAAGGGCCTGCGAATCCGTTCCAATTTACGTTGGGGACGGCCCAGGCTGCTGTGGCGACGAGTGCAAGCGATACTGCTACGACTGAAAACCTTTCAAAAAATTTGCGCATTTGGCTTCTCCCTTTAAAACAGGCCAGGGCCGCTATGGGTCCTGGCCGTTAGGTTTATTTGTGGTCTGCTTTGCCTTGTTGCTTTTACTCGTCAATTGGTGCTGTCGTGGCTGCGATCGATTGCACCGTATATACGTAGTCGACAGCGCCGATTTCTACGTCCCAGGCTATTCTGGCCTGAAATGCTATCCTGGAGTTCAAGTAGGCCTGGGTGTCGGTTCCGAGCGTCACGTATTCGAATCTTAATTTCCATTTCCTTTTAAACTGCCTTTTAAATGCGCCTAAATACCAGGCGGCGGCGCTTAAATCGTCCATTTTGGTGCTGGAGATTATGCGCTCTGCTGGCAGGCTCCATCGGCCTCTTGGTCCGTAATTGCTGACCTCGTTTACGGTTCCGGGTGTGAGTTCGCTATTAAAAATTTTCGAGGCCACTCCGATTAATGCGTTGGGGACCAGCAAAACTACTTCCGACCAGGGGATGCTGATTCTTTTCCCTCGGCTGTTTTTCATGGCTGCCAGGACGGCTCTTGCGGCGTCGAGGTCGGTTTCGTCGACCAGGGCGTTAGAGTTGACTCTGGTTCCGGATGGCGCTCTGGTTCCGGGGTTGTTTGCGGTTGCGTTGTATAGCTGGGTTCCGGTCCCTTCCGGGCGGTAGACGTAGGGCTCTGCCGGGGATGATCCGCATCCGGCGTGGTCGGTGACCCGGTTGAGCGTCTGTTCCTCGACCCATTCGTTTGTGATTTCTCCAAGCTTGTTAATTTTGGAGACGATATTCGGGATTTCGTTTTCGTCGATAGCTTCCTGGCTGATCGTCAGCTTTCGTCCGTTTCTTTTGTGCCTGATTTCGACTTTGCTTTCCTCGGTCCCGATTTCGGGGAAGTCTTCTGTTTCTTTTACTTCCTCAATATTTTTGTCGAGGGTTTCTACGTTGGCCAGGGTGGTGACTTTTTTGTTGTCTTCGATTTCGGTGACCAAATTCTGGCCTATGGTGGCGACGGCATTGTAGGCGTCATTCATGGCTGCGATGGCCAGGGTTCCTGTTAATACCGGGAAGGCGCTCGCTGTTATCGCTCGCTGCATTCCGGCGACTTCCATTACGACCGGGACCTGTACGTCATAAAGGTTCCGAAAAAGTTCCTTGATATCCCGGATTCCGGCGAGGGTCAGCTTTCCGCTGTCAGCGCCTTTCTGGATTTTCTCCAAGAAATTCTCCGGCTCGTTTTTGGCGAATCCCCGGATGGCGTCTATTTCGTAGCCGCTCCCAGCGGGTGAAATGTTTGATCTAAAGATTTTATCTGCCATTTTTATGTTTCCTCCTATTCGGATGTTGTCTTTTTGTGTCTGGCTTTGCTTCTGTTGCTGCTGGTTCTTATCCTTCGACGTCGACCACGGCCATTATTTCGGCGGTGCTTGAGATGGCGCATTCGCAGAACCAATCCCCGTTCCCGTCGTGAATTACTCTTATCGCATCGCCTTCGTCGTCAACACTCACATTTTTGTCGTCGGTCTGTTTTGCGCCTTCAACGAATGCGGCTCCTGCGGCTCCGAGTTCGAATCCGTTATCCTGGGCTGCCATCACGATTGCCTGGAAAGTTGTCCCGGCTGGGCAGCTCTGCGGCAGGACGTGGATGGTTGCTCCGCTCGCTCCGAGGTTTGAAATAATTAGCCCGCTCTGCTCGGCGTATAACGTCAGGGCGGCGGTGCTGGTCACGATCTTCGGTGTGCCGAGTGAATTCCCTGGGCTGATGAGGCCGTAGTGGGTCACGGCTGGGTTAAAAATTACGGTTGCGTAGCTCTGGTTCGGAATGGTGGTTCCGATTTCCGGGTAATGTCCAAAATCCACGGCGCTGCATACCGGGAAGGCTGTTGCGGAATAGGTCAGCTTTTGGCTGTCCGAGGCGGTTAAAATAAAATTATCGCCAAGCGCCAGGCTTCTGGCTGCGGCCAACTCAAATTCGAATTCGTCGTTAGGGCCGAGGCTGTAAAAAGTAATGTAGCGGGCGAGGTCAGCGGCCTTCTGTTCCTCTTTTGCTATGGCCAGGGCGTAGATAAAATCTGCCACGGCTGAAACCGGGACCCAATATCCGGCGGTCTTGTTATAGGCGCAAATTTCGCCGACCTTGATGGCTTGGGTTGTTCCGGCCTGAACCTTTCCCATGAATAAATTTGGGAGGCCGTCCTTGTTTTTTGTTCTGATAAAAGGGTCTTTATTTACTGCTGCCATTTTTTATTTCCTCCTTGTTGTGTTTTTGGCTTCTGTGGCTTTAGCTGTTCGTGCTGTTTCGGGCCTCTAATGTCTGGTTGTCGGGTTCTGCAGGCCGTCGAAGAGTTTGTCGTCGTCGATGTTTTCGCCGGTCAGCGTGTTTCGTGTGTTCGGTGTAGACTTTTTCTTTGGCACGATTCCGTCCGGGCCTGCGGTGTCTGTGGCGTCTGGTTTCGTTATTGCCAGGTCAAAAAGCAATTTGGTGATTTCGTCTTTCCCTCGTCCCTCGGCGACCCATCCGGCGAATTGGCTTCGGGCTTCCGGGCTGATGGCGTCTGCCCTGGAAAGCAGCTCGTTGTAATCGTCCGGCTCGATTAGTATCCGGGGCTTGGGGTCCGGTTCCGGGCTTTTCTTTAAATCGGCCAGCTCTGTGTCCTTCCTTTTTCCCTCCGCTTCCAATTCCACATTCCTGGCTTCCGAGGCTTCCAGCTTTTCTTGTAATTCTTTGATTTCTTCTGGGGTCATATTGCTTTCCTCCTTTTTGGGTTTTGTTCGCTCTATTTGAATTCCGTCTAATGATCGGGTTAGGTCACGGCCTATTCCGACGCTTAGGTCCGCTGGTATCGGGGTCAGGCTTATTTCTCCTGGGGTCCAGCGGGTTGCTATCATTGCGGGTCCTGTAATTCCCCGCCAGGTTTCGCCTTCCTCTAATTCCTTGAAGCTTTGTACGCTATAACCGACGGAGACGCCTCGGAGGCTGCCGCTTTCAACTTTTGCGGCGGCCATTCGTCCGATTTCGTCATCGTCAAAGTTTAGGCGGGCCCGTCCCCGCTTTCGCTCAATTCTGGGTTCCGTGATGGGGCCTATTATTTTGTCTGGGTTGTGATTTAAAAGGCCCGCTCCCATCCTTTCCAATCGGGAGAGGTCGACGTTGTCTTTTCCGTGTAATAAAATTTCCTTTCCAAACCAGCGCTTTATCTCCGCCTCGCTCGAAAACGTCAGGGCGACGCTTCCGTCTGCGGATTCTGCCCGGCTGAAATCTTCCGGGCTAATTTCAAAGTTCCTATAAAAAAATTCGTTGTTTGCCATCGTGGCCTCCTGTCAATTATTTAACTGCCTGGAGATTTGGTGTTTTCTTGTTGCCGGGTTCAGACGATGTTTCTGGCGGCGCTGGGGGTCCTGTTTTTGAGGGGAAGGTGATCCCCTTTTCCTTTTCCTGCTCTTGTATCTTCTGTAGCTCCCTGGCCCTTGTTTCGATTACTTCCTCGAAATCGAGGCCCTGGGCGGCGCAAATGTCGGTTAAGGTTGCGAAGTTGTTCTGGACCTCAATCTCTTTTCCTTTTGCTTCTTTTACCGGGTCGACCCATTGCCATCCGGGTGCTATCCAGGCGTGTTCCTGGTAGTCGGCTTTTCGTGTGGCGTATCCGGGGATGGTCAATTTCCCGGTCGCTATGGCGGTGTTTAAAAAAACTTCATAGACGGGTTCGCAAAGGTGTGTCTTCAGGTATTGCTGCTGTAATCGGCAAAAGGCGTAAAACATCAAAAGAACGGTCCGGGCGTTGGAATAATTCATCCCGGCCCAATTCTGGCTCATAATTTCGGGCGGGATATCCAGGGCGTTGGCTGGTCCCCGGATCAGCTGGTTGTTAAATTCCCCGAATGCGTCGTTGGGTCGCTTCGGGCTGTGGATATCGACCTTTTCTCCGGGTGCGAGGTAGTGCCATTCTCCGGGTGCGAATTCCTGGATTCGGTCGTATTCTTCTGAGCCGCTGGCTTTGGTCGAGGCCTGCTGCCAGGCTGTTGGGGCTTCTGTGGTGACGACGCCGGTCATGCAGGCGTCTTCCAGGGCAGCCATTAATTCTGCTTCCCGGTATCGGTCTAAATCCTGGAGGTCCTTTAAACCAGCGGCCAGCCGGGTGTATCCCCTGGTTTGTTCTGGTCGGACGGGGTTAAATAGGTGAATTACTTTTTTTGTTCCGTTGGGGTAAAATGCCGGGACTTCCTCAAAATCGTCTGGCGATAGCGCCATGCTCATCGCATCTCCGGGGTGCTGTTTTAAAAGGTAGTAGGTTTTGGGTGCGCCTTCGGCGTCAAACTCGATCCCGTTTCTGATCTTGGGATTTGTGATTTCCTGGGCGGGTGTCTGCAGGCGGTCCGCCTCTAAAATCTGGAGGCAGTAGCGGACGGCCCTGTCGGTTCGGGCGCTTTCCCTTCCGACGACCAGGGCTTCGCCATCTCTTATTAGAGCCGCCTCTGCGAGGGCTTGGAGCTCATAAAATGTCGAGGTTAGCTTTGTGTCCGCTTTTTTGGTCCATCTTTTAAAAAGTTTTTCGATTTGGGCGTTGGTTTTTTTTGCGGCTTGTTCTGATATCGGGCTCCCTCCGGTCCGGGCGTAGGGGTCGTCCTTTTTTATCCGGGCCTGGAATTTTATTCCCTGCCCGACGACGTTGGTCGTTATTCGCTGAATCGGGCCCGCCACATTTCCGCTGTTGTATTCGAGCTGCCTTACGTGGGAGCGCAGGGTTCCGATGTCGTCTTTGGTTGCTCCGTCTGCGCTTTTGCTGGTTGTCAGGAAGTCGTATCGCAATCTGCCTCCCACCGTGGCCTCGAAGCTTCTGCTTTTAATGTCTTGTAATCTTGCGAGGCGGCGGGTGGCAATTTCTCTTTTTAAAGCAAAAATTGGGGCGATTTTCTTTATTGCGCTGTTTAGCCAGCTCATCTGAATCTCCTGTGGCGGCTGTAGCTCTTTCTTGTCGATGGCTGCCCGGCTTCTTCGAGGCCTTCCATGCTGTAGGTCCCTTTCAGTAGATCCCATAAATCGCTGATACTTTTGTACCGGAGGCGGCGGTCCCCGATCGAATATTCCCCGACGCAGGGCTCCCCGGCGACGTGGTTAGCTA